AGTAAAAGAACATTTGATGTTACTTTAGATGATGTTACTAATTGGATTGATGATATGGATTTATCAAATATTCAAATAGTTATTGATGCTTGGACTAAATCTTTAGAAAGTAGTCAATACATTCAAAACGGATTTAAAGCAATGGCAAGTGGCGAAGAAGGTATAAAAAAAAAGTAACTTGGGATGATATAATCGACTTTGCGATAGGCGAAGTTGGTTTAATGCCTGATGAATTTGAGGATATGACTTGGGCAAATTATCAAAGGTTACTATTTAATTTCTTTAAAAAAGAGGCTAATCAGTGGGAACACACAAGGGCAACTTTAAGCTATATTAATAATGTTAATGTATCTAAAAAGAGCCAAATGAAAAAGCCAAAAGAAATAATACCACTATGGACAGATAAGTTTGCTATAATGAATAGAGTGCCAAAGAAGTTAACATCAAATGAAGAAAAACAAGAAATCTTAAAGAAGTTAAAAGATGGCAAACGAGAAATTAATAGTTGAACTAACCGCACAAATACAAGGTCTTAAATCAGGTTTAGATAGTGCTTCTGCACAACTAACAAAGTTTAACGATAAGACAACAAATACAGGTAAGAATGCAGAAAAAGATTTTGATGCGATAGGTTCTGCTGCATCCAAAGTTGGTGGTATTGTTGCAGGTGCTTTTGCTATTGGTTCAGTTGTTAGTTTTGGTCAAGGAATTATAGCTGCAACATCAGAGTTTCAAAAATTTGAAGCAGTTTTATCAAATACTTTAGGTAGCAGTTCTGCTGCTCAATTAGCTTTATCACAAATACAACAATTCGCTGCTACAACTCCATTTCAAATAAATGAATTAACAGGAGCGTTTGTTAAGTTAGCAAATCAAGGCTTTAAACCTAATATTACGCAAATGCGATTATTAGGCGATTTAGCGAGTTCAACAGGTAAATCCTTTGACCAATTAGCTGAAGCAATTTTAGATGCGCAGACAGGCGAATTTGAGCGTTTAAAGGAATTTGGAGTAAGAGCAGCAGTTGCTGGAGACCAAGTTACATTCACATTTAAGGGAATTAAAACACAAGTAGACAATACTTCAGAAGCAATTAGAGGTTATGTTTTATCTTTAGGTGCTGCCGAAGGTGTTTCGGGTTCAATGGAAAAAATATCAGGTACTTTAGGTGGTAGAATTTCCAATGTTAAAGATTCATTTACACAATTACAAACTACGATAGGCTCAATAAATAGTGGTGTGTTATTTTCATTTGTAGGTTATTTACAACAGGCTTTAGGTTATTTTAATGAGATTATAAATTTAGACCTTAAAAGAGTTCAGTTTGCTATGGAAGGTCTTAATATGACCGAACAAAGGGCTGTAATAAAAGAATACAACGCTCAATTATCTAAAATAGGTTCAACAGATAATATTGGTAAATTAAATCAACAATTAAAGTTTATTCAAACAAATTTAGAGTTTTACCAACAAGCAATGTTGAATGAAACTGATGAACATAATAGAGATATTGCATTTTCTTATTTTAATGCTTATAAAGATTTAAGAAATAATGCTAATACTCAAATGGCTGGTTTGCAAAAAGATTTAGCAGCTAAAAATGCAGCACTTGAAGCAGAAGCCAAAAAAACTAAACGAGTAATTGGAGAAACTATTGATTTTGTAGCACCTGCAATAGGTATTAAACCAATTCCAAATGCTCCTATTACATTGCCAGGTTTACAAGACCCTAATTTTAAAATAAGAGATGAAGATTTAGCAAAGCAAACGCAAATGAATGCTTTACTAATGAAACAAAACGAAGAATTATCTGCATCAACTTTATTAATGGGTACTTTACAAAGTGGATTTGAGCAAATGTTTACTACATTAGTTGATGGTGGACAGAATGCATTTCAAGGTATTTTAGATGGTCTAAAAAGGTTAATGATAAAAATTGCAGCAGCTATTGTTGCAGCTACAATATTGTTTTTTCTAACAGGTGGTGCGAGTGCTGGTGGTAATGCAATTAAAAAAATTGGAGAATTAGCTAAAACTATGGGTGGTTTAGGGTTTAATCCTTTTACTTTATTTAGTGGTGGTGGAGGTGGTCAAAGTCCTTACATAGCTATGCCTTCTGCTTCAACAGGTCAAGGTGGCTACCAAGTAGATATAATGGGAGATAAAATGAGAATGCTTTTAGATAATACTGCAATTAAAAATTCAAGGGTGATATAATGGCTTACAATCATATTTATAATCTACAATTCAAAGGATTAGACCAGGTAGGTACTAATTTGTATTATCAAGTTAAATTTGAGAAACAAGAAGCTACCGTAGTGGTTTATGATGTAATAGAGTTAATACCAGCAGAAGATAGTGCATTTGTATTAAATTACAAAGCCAATAAAGACAATATCTTTGCACCTATTCGTGCTTCATATGCAGATATTCAATGTTTTATTCCTTACGATTCTATTGTTCAACCTTCTGATTTCTTTTATGAAAATGATGAATATTCTTTAAGGATTAGCCTTTACGAAACTAACGGAGTTACTGAAACTTTAAAGTGGCGTGGTTTTCTTTTGCCTGATGTTATTCAATTTGAATGGCAAGAACAATACTATCTTCAATTAACGGCTACGGATAATATTGCAGTCTTAAAAGATATTAAATACACAAGGGAAGATTATTACGCTTTATACGATGACACAAGCGTTGATACTTGTATAGATATAAATGATTTTGTTTGTAGGTTATTAAAAAAGACTGGAAGCGAATTAGATGTTGCTTTTTTTAGTCAATTCAAATTAGATGGTACTCTTGTTAATCTTGCTAACTTAAAGGTATCGGAATATTCTTCAGTTGATTGGTCTACATTTGAGCCAAAGGATTGCTATTTTCTTTTAGGTTCATTAATGGAATCTTTAGGTTGCGTAGTATATCAATCTAATAAAGATGCTACTTGGTATGTTGTTGCTATAAATGATTTAGCGGTAAATGATTTAGTTACTGATGGAGAATTTAGCATAAGCGGTGCTTTACCTCCACTATATGAATATTGGACAACTGATGGCGATGTAATTAATTCTTCAACAGGAGGCTTAAACGGAAGCCAATGCCCTAAAATCTTTGGAGATAATGTTTCTAATGTTTATCAAACTTTAGTTTTTCAAGATGCTCTATATATTGTTTCTTTTTGGGCAAAGAATTTTGATACAGGTGTAATTCCAAAAGCAGTTGCAAGGATTGAAATAAATAGTGTTGAAGTATTTACTCAAGTAACTACTGATGATTGGGTTTATTATGAATTTACTTATGATTCAGTTAGTGCAGGTTCATTTGAAATAAAATTCTTTAATAATAATGATGATTCAACAGGCTATCTTTTAATTGATAATGTATCAGTTAAACAAAAGTTTCAAAATGGTTTAATATACGATATTAATGGTACTTATTTAGATGAATATAGTTTTGATTTTTATTCATCTATTGGTAACGAAGGTAATGTTATTTGGTCTGATGTAAATCAAGTAGTAACTTTAAATAAAAGGTTAACCAATGTTCAATTTTACTATCCTTACTACGAAAGAAATTTAATTAATAACTACGGATTCTTTAAGGATTACGCAACTACAACAACAGTCCCAACTAACTGGGAACTTGAAAGTCCTTTTGATTTTGCTAATGCAACAGGAGAAGATAGACCTTTTGATAATAGAATTTTATCAGTAATAGAAAATGAAGATATTACAGGTGGTTTAAACCTTGATAATTATTTATCTAATACTTTTAGAATTACAAATAATATTTCTCCTTTTGGTTTCTATAATTTCTTTGCTATTAAAGTTGAATGTTCTGTTTATTTTGATGATTCGCATACTGATGGCGATGGTATTAACATAGCATTTGCTAAATCTAAAGATGGTTTACCTTCTACATCAAATACAAGATATTTAGACTCAACAGGTACTTATTATAGTGTTACAACTTCTTCTTTATGGAATGCAGTATTTAGAATGCCTATCTTTATGAGTGATAAAAATAGGTGGATGAAGTATAAATGCTTTTCTAAATTTGACCAAAATAGCTTAAGTGATGGCACTACTTTATATGAGTTTGGTACTTTAGTTTTAAGACCACAAAGAAGTTTTGACACAGAAAATGTACATCAAACTTATTTTGATGATATCAAAGTAAGTATTATTCCACAAGGATATAAAAATACAAAAGGCTTTATTTATAATGCTACAAATATCCCTAACGATGCTACAATGGTTAAGCCATTTTCAAATAGTTATAAAATAGATAAAGGTCAATATCACGGTGGTATAGCTAATAAATCGGAATCACAAATTATAGAAGATTTTATTGGTTACGATACTGGCGGAGAATTAAATTTAATCCAAAATTCAAATAGATGGTTTAGAACTTGGGAAACTGATGAAATTCTTTTAGGAAGACCAATGCAAGAATGTATCACTCGTTCAATTTTATCTTTTTATCAATCTACTTGGGAAAAATTTACAGGTAATGTTTATGGTAAGAATATAAACTTTGGTCAAGTATTTACTATAGCTTTAGCGCAAGGGTTACACTTTATGCACGAGGCATCTTTTGATTATGTATCAAACAAAACAAACATAACAACACACCAAAGCCAAACTGATAAATTAGAAACAGGTTTCCGTTCTTGGTCTACTACTAAAGATGATACAGGCGCAGGTCAAGGCGAACCAGGAAGTACAACAAGTAGCATACAAGAAGCTGAATAATGAATGAGTTAAAAGAAATAAACGACCAGCTAAAGGCTTTGTCAATAAGTGTGGAAATGATTAGCCAGGCTATTACAGGTTCAAAGCTAAATAGAAACGGAATCTTACAGAGATTGGAAACAATAGAAGGTGCTTTAGAAGAAACGGAAGTTAAAGTTCAAGAAGTTAGGGATTATAACACTGGCATTAATTGGGCAATAAGAATAGGTGCTTTTATATTAACAATAACAGGTATAACTTTTATTAAGGATTACTTATGGCACAAATAGAAGAAGGCGAAAATATGCAAACAACTTTTTTAAGCAAGTTAAAGGAGCAGTCCTTTACAATTATTTTAATGATAGCTGGGTTATATTATCAAAATATGATATTTAACGAGCAATTAGAACGGTATACAACTTTGGTAAACCAAAAACAACTGTATATTGATAAAATAGTAGAAGATGAAAGAACAAGATTTATTGCAAGGGAGCAGTATTTAATGCAACAAAGAGATTCATTTATAGAAATGTTAAAGGAAAAAAGAGATGCAAATCAGTAACGAAGGTTTAAAATTATTAGCACAATTAGAAGGTGTTAAATTAGATGCTTACCAGTGCAGTGCTTTAGTATGGACTATTGGTATAGGTTCGACTAAATACGCTAACGGACAACCTGTAAAAAAAGGCGATAAATTAGCAAGTAAAGATGAAGCGTTTAAATTGTTTGTAGACACTTCTGCGCAGTACGCTAATTGCGTTTCTAAATATGTATTAAGACCATTAAAACAAAATGAGTTTGATGCTTTATTTTGTCTTTGTTATAATATAGGTTGTGGAGCGTTTGCAAAGTCTTCTTTGGTTAAGTTTAT